GTGCGAGGAAGGCCGCATCAGCCAAATCAGGGCTTCGACCGAAGCGGGACTTGAACTCTGGCTTGGATTCAATTTTCACTTTAAGGGACCCCGTCTTGATCATATCGTAATTACGGGCGCACATCTCTTGGGCCAGATCAGAGCTGATCCCATAGACCTGTCGAGTCCTCATAAGTTCCTTACCCACAAACCATAACTCAGAAACACGGTTAACGTAGAGTTCTAATCCAGTCAATTGACTGTTCATAGAAACACGCTTATCGGACGCCTTCCCGCCAAACGTGACCCGCATGAAATTCGGAGACCACTCGCCAGCCAGTACGTCACAGAAAGGTGCCCCCGCTCCAGTGGAGTCAACCGCCACGTTTTCAGGGGAAACGCCCTTCCTTTTGCAGTGATCAACAATTTGCTGGACAATCTGGTAGGTGCGGGGCACCGCCTTATTTGTAGCATCGTCGTTCAAGTGAACAGCATCTGTGAACTGGCAGACGTATTGCCCGTTCTTGGCGTAGCCTACTTCCGCTATAGATAGAATCGTCCGGTCGCCGCCGTTGGTGAAGGCGGGGTCAATCCCTGCCACTATCGTGGGTTTGTCTGCCCACTCTACCTTCCCCATTGCCCCGCTCTTGGTCAGCTCTGATTCAGCATAAATACCTGTCGTTTCGTCACTATCAAAAAAGACAGCCCGAATCATCCTCATGTACCCCCGCGACGTTGGCCCCAGCAGCAGGCGATCCTCCTCCAGCTTGGCAGCAGTCGGGAGCCAAGGATACTTGGTCTCACCCAAGAGCACATTCGGACTGCGCTCTCCATCCAACCGGATGTAATTACCACCCCACTTGGTCCTCCACTCATCAGCGGTCTGAATATCCACAGAATCCCACCCATCCTTCGGCTCCGACCAGACCCCAAAGGCATCAAATCGACTGTTCGGATTGGACATCCCGATTAGCTGGAAGGACGGGTTCTTGGACAGGTTAGTCAAACCTGCATTCAGGATAGCTTCTGACAATTCAGCCAACTCGTCGCCAATCAAAATTACTCGTTTCTGCTTAATGCCAATAAACTTACCGACTGCCTCTCGTGTTTTCGACTTCTCCGCAGCGATGAGCGAAAGGCCCGCTCTTTCAATAAGATTCTCTTTCTCGTCCACATAAGAAGCATTACCGATTGAATCCCGTACCCTGATTGGGGCACCCTCGATCACCGACAGCAAGGAGATGACTGAACCCCATATCCTTTTCCGCGCTTCACGCAAGGTGGTGGAAGTCATCAAGACCAGTGTGTCACGCGGCTGCGACAACCAATTCACTAGCCCCCAAGCGGCCATCGTGTGGGATTTTCCAGACGACGCAGACCCGCCAATTGACAAGTATTTGTTCTTCAACGCCGCGCGGATCATTTGTTCGGCCCAAGGATGACGAATCATCATGGGTTCAGGCAGATCATCATGGTTCCACAACTCGTCACAGATCCTCCAGAAGTAATACTCCTTCGCTATTGTCTTAGGATGATGGGCAAAGCCGTAGAGCAGCGCCGTTAATAGACTGGTGGGTGGGATCAACAAACCCCCCACATCCATCTTTTTCGTTTTAGGATCGATGCGCGGTTCTATAACGCGCTTGCGTTTAGTTGGGTCAGAAGGCATGATGGAACTAGATATAAATCTACTGATTTTAACATGGCGAACAAGAACGAAGGCAATAAGGACATAGTTCAGCAGGCTTTGGAGCTAAACACTAAAGGAATGACCAATGCCGCCATCGGACGCCATTTGGGTGTACACCAGAATACAGTAAGACGTTGGTTTCGTAAACTGGGCTTACCGCCGAAGAAGGCGGGCTTCAAACTCCCTAATATGGATGCCGACAAGGACAAGCTCAAGGAAGAGCTGGAGGTAAATCTGGAGGACATGACACAGGAAGCGGCGACTGAAGCGAGGCTGATTGCGTCCAAGGAAGAGGACAAGGTGCTTGCGGAGATAGCGGAATCCTAGAACTCACCTGCTGATAAATACCAGCATTACATTGCAGCGGCTGGTATCAAGCTGTTGCGGGACGGTATGACTCTGGTGCGGGGGCCAAGAACCATACGGGAGATGTCCGAACTGGATCAATTGATCCGGCGCAACCTTGGCCTGAACGCCAAGACAGGTGGAGGCGGGGGGCGGATGCAAATAGATATTTCAATTTTAAATAACTCCACTGACAAGAAAGGTGCTAAACGGGTAACTGATAAACCGATCATTGATGTGGAGGAGACCAAACGCGATGAATTGGAATGACCGGTTCAGTATAGGTTTCAGTGGCCCTGAAGATACTAAAGGGCACTATTCAATCGCTCTGCTACATGAACTAGCGGATGCCTACATGGGGGTAATAACTCACCCCAACGGCCCACCGATAGCCTGTTACAACCACGAAATGGCTACCCACATCCTGTCGCATAAATGGAAAATCACTAAAAGGGCTGCTTCTAATTTAGTTGACTACCTAGCGCAAAACGCTAGAGGTGATTCAGCCCCCGCTTTTCTAAAGCACTGACATGTTTAATGATGTTCGCGCACCGACAAATCGTAGAGAATCCCACTGTCCTTCGGAGGTATGATCTATTTGAGAATAAATTTGTTTATCGCCAACTCATTGCTGAAGGTCTGTTTTACAGAACCATCCCCTCGACTTGGAAAGAGATTAGATACATCAGAATGCTGGAGAAGGGCATATCCTACGAAGTGCCCGCTGAAGGGAATGGACTATTGATCGCATATAAATCCATGCCAATAAGATGAATACTGAACAACTTCTCCAGATACATGAGGAAACATGTGAAACTGCGCGCAACATCATGCGCCGGAAAAACTCTGACTACACTGGTGGCTCTGAGGCAACTGATGCCTTGGCAAACTTCAAGGCATCCCAGTCCCTGAACCTGCACCCCGCAACCGGACTCCTGCTCCGTGTTCAGGATAAGATCATGCGGATTCGGTCGTTCGTGGCCGATGGTGAATTGCGCGTGATCAATGAGTCAGTGGAAGATGCCTGTGACGACATCGTCAATTACGCCATCCTATGCAAAGCGTTGTTGCGGGAGGAAGCGGAGAGCAAAAAGACGCCGCCCCCAGACACTCCCAAAGACCTTTTTCGATTCACTAATACCCCCATTGAACCGGACCACATCGAAACTCCCCAGTGATCGTTGGAGTTGATAACGGGCTGGACGGCGGGCTGTGTGCTATTGCCCAACTCGATGGGGGCCTCATCGATAAGATCGCGATGCCCTGCCAACAGCGCAACAAGAAGCGTGAAATCGACATCTGCAAGATTCACAAGTGGTTATCAGATTTAAACACGCCTTTTGTTTTAGCCATTGAAGAACCGTTGGCACATGCAAAGAGTTCGCAGGCGGTGCGTTCAATGGCGATCTCGTTCGGGAAGTTGCTGGGGATGGCCGAATGCAAAGATTACGAGGTTGCGCGAGTCAGTGTCCACAAATGGCAAAAAGCCATGCTTGGGTTCACCCCCAAAGGAAAAACCAAACAAGTAGCTTTGGAGACGGCTCAGAATCTGGAGCCGTCAGAGAACTGGCTCAAGAACAAGAGATGTCGGACCCCGCATGACGGGATCATCGACGCTTTCCTGATCGCTCACTACATCAGGGAAAGAAAAAGATTGACGGAAGGCTGACCCTGATCCACCCTGCCCCTGCACTTTGTCTGTGCATGTGTGATGTGTAATAACTCTGACGGGGTGGTAGCAAACCACATGGCGTTGCTTTTAACTCTTGCTGGCGTCGGTTCTGCCGTGACCCACCCCGTCAGCGTTTAGAAAAAAGTTGATTTTCTTATTGAGGTGGGGGGCTAGTTGTGGTAAGGGCATAGGCGATGCCAAAATATATCACACCGCAAACAGTGGCTCAATTCTTTGAGCTTCACGAAATACCCACACCAGAAAAACCCCCCTTCTGGCACAAGGCCATTAAACCCGCCTTCCGGCTGGGCTTCCGCATCGGGAGGACCGAAGAGGACGAGATCGTCATCATCACACCAGAGAGCCATCGTAAGATTTACAAGGGCTTCGGCAAAGCGAAGCACCAACTGGGCATGATCCTCATGCACGCAATGTTCAGCAACCGCCTTCACTAATGAAAACACTTTTCCCCAAGCAACAAGAAGCGCATGACTTCTTCCTGTTGCACCAGCAAAAGGATATCTGCACATGCGATACATCCCACACAGGAGTTGGAAAAACCGTAGTGGGGTGCCAACTAGCCCTGAACCGTGGTGGCCCCGTGGCTGTGATGTGCCCCAAAGCAGTTGTGCCTTCGTGGGAACGAGAGATGGAGGAGACAGGCTTGTCCCCCATATTTGTTCTTAACTACGAAAAACTACGCACAGGGAAAACGCCCCACATGAAGAAAGCTGGCAAGAAGATCATGCGCTGGCATCTGCCAAAAGGAACCTTGGTGTTGGTGGACGAGATTCATAAATGCAAAGGCCCGTACACCCAGAATGCCCAACTGCTGATCTCACTCCTGCAACAAGGTTATGCTGTTCATGGGATGTCTGCTACTGCTGCCGAAGATCCGACCGAGATGCGGGGTTTGGGTTACATGCTGGGGATGCACTCCTTGAACAAAACAGGGAACGGTTTGCACAGTTGGTATTCATGGATGCTCCACAACGGGTGCTACCAGAACGAGTGGGGTAAATGGGAGCTTGTCAGGAGATCCGCGCTGCCTGAATTACGCGACCAGATGTATGGCCACAACGTTAAACGTTTAACCGTTGATGATTTCCCCGACTCCTTCAAAAAGAATCGGGTCATTGTGGAATCAATTGAATTCAGCAACGCTTCCAAGATCAGGTCAGCCTACAAGAAAGCAGGTATTACCCCTGAGATTGTCCAACAGTTTATTGAAAATGGCACGGTTGAAGATAGCGAACATGTGCTGACTAATATACTCCACGCCCGAATGCTGGCCGAGTCCTTCAAAATTCCCGACCTTGTTGAGATGACTGACGACTTGATAGCCGAAGGTAAAAGCGTTGTCCTCTTCGTAAACTTCTCCGATACAGTTCAGACCCTGTGCCAGAATCTCAACTGTGATAGAGTTGAGGGGGGCCAACCAGCAGAAGAAAGACAGAACGCTATCGACCGCTTCCAGAATGATGAGAAGCATGTCTTGGTTGTGAACATCGCGGCGGGTGGCACTGGCATCTCACTGCATGACATCAAGGGCAACCGCCAGAGAGTATCATTGATCTGCCCGTCCTTCTCAGCAAAGAACCATCTCCAGACATTAGGTCGCATCCACCGCAATGGTGCTAAGAGCGATGCCATCCAGAAGATCCTCGTGGCAAACAAAAGCGTCGAAGAAGCCGTAATGAAAGCGGTGGGCAGGCGGCTGAAGAACCTGAACATTCTCCACTCATGATCTTGGAAGTAGGAGACCAGTCAGAATGCAGTCGTGGGTCCGAAGAGATGGCCGTCATACATGCTTGTAAATTCCCGTGCTACGTATCACGAATAAGTCCTGCAAAGAACTACCCGAAGGATGACCCCCGATACCTGTGGGTGGAAGATGACCACGACTTGTATTTAAACATCATAGACCCACCCAAGCCCCTGTTCCAAATTGAGAGCATATACAAGACGCTGGCTTTTGGAGAAGGGAGACAAAAAATATTGGTGCATTGTAATCAAGGGCAGTCCCGTTCTGTTGCTCTGGCAATTCTCCTCTGGTCATTTTATGGGGACAAACACGACAGCTTTGAAGACGCTAAAAAGGATTTTGAAGACACTCACCCCGATTACCCTGTAACCCCGAACAGGGGTATTCAAGAATTTCTAACCACAAACTGGAATAACATAAACAACCAACGAAAATGCGCGGACGACCAGCCCGAACAAAACAAGTTGTTTGCACCACAATCCCTTTCGACAGAGAAAGGGAGGTGAGCAAACACCACAAGGGTAAAACAAGCCCTATTAAGAAAAAGATAACCAAGCGTAAGAAGAAATGAAACTAGACCTAAATACCAAAGAAATGCAGCAAGTCGTGTATAACGCGATAACCGATGCCATAAGTCGGGCCATCCACGACCTGTTTGATCCCGAAAACGTCAACGAAACAATATTTATGCCACATCTTATTCGTGAAGCAATAATAGACGGCATAGACAAAGCCCTATGCACTGGACCGGATACCATGAATGCCATCGAGATGGGCATGAAGCGGGGTGTCGAAGAAGCAATGCGGGACAACTCGCCGGTCTACACGCTATCAATCCCGAGTGCGGAACCTGTAAGGGAGTCCGTAGTAAACCGTGAACAGTGAATACCTTGAATCCTTGAGGGCGCGCGCACGTTATTGCGATAGCCGTGACACACCAGCCTCCTTTCCGGCGAAGGCCCGAGAGAGATTATCAGATGACGAGGAGCTGCATAACAACCAGCTTGCCCAGTTCGGGGCGGCTTGCACGGTCTTGCCATCCTCCGCTCCTCAACGCTTGGGTTTCCATGCGCGGAAGAGTGGCAAGTGAAAAGGATTAACAACACATACAACCAACGAATGAACAAGAATAGCCCAGACCATAGTTCCAGAGGACACGCTGAGTTCTCCCCCTCTTCCCTGAAGTACGTCGCCTCATGTGCGGGGTACGAAGGGAAGGAGGGGACGAATGCCGCCGCTGAGATGGGGACGCGCATCCACGAAGCGCTGGAAGTCCGTGACCCATCCGCCCTCCACAACGAGAAGGAAACAGATATCTATGACCAGATCGTAGAAATGGAAACCAACTTCATGGGCAACTTCCCGCCCGTGAAGGAAGAACACAACGAGATCCAAGTTGATGTTGCGCTAGACGGGACAGAAACATGGGGAACTTGTGACAGGTTTCTAGTTCTTGAGCCCGACACCGACGCTGTAATGGCTGATTACAAAACAGGCATCAGCATCATCGACCCACCTGACAAGAACTGGCAAGCCAAGGCTTATGCAGTTGGAGCCTTCCAGAAATACAAGGATATCGAGAAGATCGTCTTTGTGTTTTATGTGCCACAACATAACGACTCTTTGCACCACACGTTCAGCCGTGATGACTTAGCTGGCCTTATTCAGGAGTTAAGTGATGTAATCAAGAAGGGCGAAGAAGTTCGGCCCAAGTGGGCCAAAGGGGAGATAGACCTCAAGGACTGCACCCCAACTCAGTACTGTCGGTTCTGCAAACACGAAGACGCTTGCCCTGCTTTGGGTGGGCTGGTCTTCGACGTAGCAAAAAAACTGGACTCTACGATCCCTGATGTGGATCTGGAGAACATTGACGACCCTGCGCGTTTGTCCGAACTCTTCAACATCGCCAAGATCGTGGAGAACTGGGCTGCTCGTATCAAGGAACGAACACTGGACGCCGCCAAGAGCGGGGTGGAACTTGACGGGCTAAAGCTGCGCTCGATGGGGAGCACCAGAAAGATCATGGATAATGAAACCTTCGCCAACATAGCCGAAGAACATGGTCTGGAGACCCAAGACCTGTTGGACGCTGCCAGTTTTCCTCTCGCGAAAGTCGCAAAACTTGTTGGTGCTCAAGCAGTGAAGGGGGAACGCCGAGAAAAAGAGTTGAATTTTATTGACGCCTGCGAACAAGCGGGCATTATCAAACGTCTTGAAGAGCGATTTAGAATCGCAATTCAATAAACCAAGAAACAAGAAGCCATGAGCAAGAAACAAGAAGAGGGCCTCGCTACTGCCGAAGCCCAACACCACAAGGCAGAACTCGCCACCAGCAATGCTAGCGGCATGACCATCGCCCCTAGCGACATTGATGTCCCACGTGTCAATATTGTCCAGAAAACATCCGACATCGACGGCCCCCTAGGGGCCGTGGTGCTCGATAAGCAGCATATGCTTGCTGAAGCAGAACAGACGGTCCCCGTCACTGTTCTTTCCGTCCTCAAGGGATGGCGGGAGAAGATTGAATACGACTCCGATGAGATTCCTCGCGTGGCGTATTCACAAGAGGAGGCCCATCGAATCGAGATGGAAAGCGAATATGATATAATTGAATTCGCTGAAATCACCCTCCTGTTTGGACAACCGAAGGATAATGATGATGAGGCTGCATACCCGTTTGCCATTGGCGACGGTAACTATGCTATTGGCCGCATCAATGTAGCGAAGGACGCCTACCGCCAAACGTTCAAACGTCTGGCGACATTCGCCGCCTTCAACCCGAAGGCTTCGATGCAACACCGGATCTGGGACTTCAAAAGTTCCCTGATCAGTCGGGGGAAATACAGTTGGTTTGCTCCCTCCCTGTCCATTAATCAGGACGAGCCAACCGAGGACGTTAAGACATTCGTGGAAACCTTTGCATAAAATGGACCTTCCTATCTTAACTCTTCCCGCAGAGAATGACATCCTCTCCCAAGAATCCAACACGCTAAAAGGCATGATCGATGAACTGGAAGAGAAAAGAAATGAAGCGGACCTCACGCTCCACAAGCTGCGCGTCATCCGACAAGCGATCTTGGAGAAATCTGAGGAACTTCAAATGGAGTTACCAATAGACTCCTGATAACCCTTAATGCCCACCCCGACCCATTTTCCATCGGGGTGGGCTTTCTCTATGATTAGATGGAAACATACGCATTGGACTTTGAGTCCTACTACGACAAAAGCTGCTCAATCAGGAGGCTGGGTCCTTTAGGTTACTTCTCCCACCCCGACTTCGATGCCTACATGGTATCGGTAGTCAGCAACAACTACACTTTTGTAGGCCACCCCAAGGATTTTGATTGGGGCATTCTTGAAGGCAACATCGTGCTTTCACACAATGCTTCATTTGATGAAACCCTGTATCTCTTTGGCATTAGAAAAAGGTGGTGGCCAGAAATAACCCCTGCCGAATGGCACTGCACCGCTGACATGGCCGCAGCTTGCGGTCTGCCCAGATCACTCAAGAACGCGACAGCGGCGGCTTACAATCTTGAAGTATCCAAAACCACGCGGGACAACATGGCGGGGAAGCGGTGGGAAACCATGTCGGAGGAGTTTCAGACAGAGGTCAGTGAATACGCTCTAAAGGACTCAGAACTCTGTCTTCGCCTCTGGCAGGACTATAAGGATAAATGGCCAGACCACGAAAAACTTATCAGTCTCACAAACCGGAGGATAATCCAGAGAGGACTTCCTATGGACACGGATCTGCTGGTTAAACAACTGGAGACAATAAACCAGAGACTATTTGAAGCGGAAACCGCAATCCCTTGGGCAGGGGAAAAACCTCTATTAAGTCGGGCCGCGTTCGACGAAGAGTGCCACAAGCACGGGATTGAGCCCCCCAAGTCTCTCGCCAAAACTGATCTGGATACCCAAGAATGGCT